GAGTGGAGAATCAAATTTAACGCAAGGCATTATTCCCTTTTTTGCCATTTCTTGAACAAACTCTTCGTCTGTTAATTTTTTGGCTAATTCAGTACGCTTTGGTTTTTTAGGCTTGGTACTTTTTTCATCAGGAACATTATTCGTAGGTAGCGAACTTTGTTCACCCAATAAGACTATACTATTATTAGTATTATTATGTATAGTATTATCTATATTATTATTGGGTGAACTTAGTTCATCTCTTTGTGGAACTTTGTTCATCATCGGTGAACTTTGTTCATCACTTATTAGGCATTTCATCCATCCGTTTTCACTAATTTCAAGAATACCTGCATCAACTAAACGCTGAATGCATTTCTGAATTCCTCGCTTTGTTATGTTCAACTCCTTTGCAAGTGTGCCACGAGAAGCGTAGCACCAACCCGGACATTTACTATCTGGGTTGGTTGCAAAAAAGTTGATACGCTCGATTAATACAGCCTCGAATACGGATAAATTATACTTTTGAATAATCCATAACCGAAGAATTATGTATTGGTCAGGATTGTTCATTTGTTGAATTTAATTCAATTATAGCCTTACATTCCACAAAACTTATACATCCGGGTTCATCAATAGTAATTTCATTCATCATTTTAAGATGAGTATCTAACAATTCATCTGAACATATAAAAACACCTAAAATGTTTTCATAATCTGGATGGCTTTGAATTACAACCCGTGCATCAACTACTTGTACTTTTTTCATTTTACTTAAAATTAAAAACCCCCGAAACAAGCGGTGAGAGTCGCTCATTTCAAGGGGTTTGGTTTCCGTTAAGGAAGTTTTTCGTATCCGCTCTCACCCGGATATCCTGACTGATTCAGGAACTGCAAATATACAAATTAATTCACGACCTTCAAAATTATCTTGCCATCCTTGCCCCAAATCTTGCGGGCGTAAAACTCATGAACTCCGCTGTCATCCTTGCCAAAACAATCCATGAACCCTTTGACTAAGTTGTCCAAATCTGGCTTGTATCGGTGTGGCTGACCCTCCAACTCCTTGCGTTGCTTCTGGGTGTAACTAATCGGGAACGGCATGACAAAGGTTATTTCAAACCGCTCTGGGCATTCCTTAATTCCTACGCCACGCAGGAACATCCGTAACGCTGTCTTATACCTTGCGTATCTCTGGAACGGCTCGCTGAACTTCGCCCTTTGCGTAGTTCGAACCGCCCCCATTCCGATAATGTCAAATTCGAATTCCTGCATAATGTAAAATTAAACGGAATCGGTGTAACAAAGTTTCATCAAGTCCGTTAAAAGCATAAAAAATATTATGAAAAAAACACTTTTAATCATCGCTCTGGCAACGCTTACGAGTTGTGCCACAATTACTTCAAGCATGAAGCAGGAAGTAACTATCAATGTCAAACCTGACCACGCCAAAGTCTATGTGAACGGCAACAAAGTCGGAGAAGGGTCATGCGTTGCGGAAGTACCCGTAAAAAAACGCAACACTATTGTAGTCAAGGCTGAGGGATACGAAAACGCTCAAATCAAAACTAACCGCCAAATCCGACCCGGCTACCTTATCGGGAATATCGGGATGTGTTTCGTGCCGTATGTAAACTTTTTCGGATTGCCAAGTTTAATCATTGACGCCTGCACTGGGGCATGGTACAAGCAGGAAGAATCGGATTATTATTTTGATTTGGATAAAAAATAATATAAATTGTCACACATAGGTTTTTTTGATTCTACCATTTTTTTTCAAGAGTTTAGAGTAACAACACCCAGTCTCCCCGACTGGGTTTGTTTTTTTCGTATATTTGCATAGTTAGCACAACTGAACTATGGCAAAAACGAAAAAGCCAATAGGTCAAGCCGAGACCGAAACAGAGGCAAAACCAAAGCACGCAGGAGGCAGACCGACTATTTATACCCCAGAACTTGCAAAGCGAATTTGTACCGAAATTGGGCAGTCCGAAAAAGGTCTGCATAGGCTTCATCGGGAGTTAGATTGGTTTCCTGACCCATCAACAATAATGGATTGGATTGACGACAAGCCAGAGTTTTCCTTACAATACGCACGGGCAAAGGCACTTCAAGCGGATTTCATGGGAGACAATGTGCTTATAATTTCAGACGATTCGAGCCAAGACGAAATAATATCTCCCAACGGCAATCGAATCGAAAATCGGGAATTTACGAGTCGTTCAAAATTGCGTGTCGAAACTCGAATGTGGCTAATGGAAAGACTCGCTCCGAAAAAGTACGGGAAGCAGGTTGAGGCTGACACGGAACAAAAAGACTACCAACCGCCTCAAATCAACCTGCATATTTCACCCGAAGCCATTCGTAAAGCATCGGAGGAATGAAACGCAAGCATACATACGACTTCAAGATATACAACGGCAGGGTCAAGATTTATGTGGATGGCTTTGTGATGTTCAGTTTCAATCAAATTGACTTTGTCGGATATTATGCCTACAAGGACGACACCGATTTGTACGGAATCGACTTGTACCTAAATCGGGAAAAAGCCGGTCCGCAAACGATGGAGATATATTTCAAGACCAAAGAGAATTGGCTGAATATCATGAAACTGCTTGACGACAATATGTAATGCCCGAACTGAACGAAGCACAGCAAATCGCGTACTACTCCAGCCACCACCTCGAAGCGGAAGAGATACACATGCTTACAGGCGTTGGAGTGGGCAAAACCTACTGGCTGGCGGTCGATTTGATTCCTGACCTTGCGATACCAAACTCTAAGCATTTGATATGCTCGCCAACATTCGCAATGATGAAGACGGCAACATTCAAGAAAGTTCAGGAGGCTTGGGAAGAGTGGGGACTTCGGGAGGGCGTGGACTATGTCGTGAACAAACGGATGGCAGGCGTCAAACCTTATTCAGGCATATCTTCGGACAAGGTAATCACATTCCGATGGGGGTCTTATGTTGTCCTGACTCACCTCGATAACTACAATGTTGTGAACGGGTCGGAATGGGACACAATCAGCATTGACGAAACTCGAGATGTCCGCAACTTCCAAGAAGCGTTGGACAAATGCCGAGCAAGAACGAGAGGCACGACTTTCAAGAAATTAGGGTTACGCCACCGCATCAAGACCGCCACAACTCCTCCCGACAATGTCGCCTATTATCGGGAATTGGAAAGCCAAGCCAAGACCAGCAACGGACGAATTAAATTAATCCGAGCCGAGTCGTATGCGAACCAACACAATTTAAGACCCGGCTACATTGAGCAGTTAGAACGCACCCTCGACCCGAACTCATTCAAGCGTGAGGTCTTGGGCATGCTCGTTACCAAACAAGAGACCGTCTGGGCGTATTGCTTCGAACATAAGAAGCATGTGGCGGATATTCAGGAAAGACCCGACCTGCCTATATTCGTATCAATGGACTTTAATGTTAGTCCAATGACCTGCATTTACGCACAGCACGACCCAAGCCGAAATAGAATCAGGATATTAGGCGAAGAACGAATCATGAACTCGGATGTGTACGAACTATGCGAACGCATCCGCACCAGATACCCCGATACTGCTCGTCTCATCCTAACCGGTGACGCATCAGGAAGAAATCGCTCAGCCACGATGAAAGGCGTCACGAACTGGAAAGCGGTTAAGGGTGCGTTGAAACTATCGGACGCCCAGATACGCCTGTTATCGTCCAATCCGGACAGCAAAGACACCATTGTGCTGATTAATTCGATGCTATCCAAGCATCCTGACATTGTTATTAATCGAGCGTGTAAATACCTTGTCGAAGATTGCGAAATGATGCAACGGGGAGATGATGGCAAGAAAATCGCCCCAACCAATATGCACGGTCACTTATTCGACTGCTTCATCTATTACCTCTGGACATTCCACCGTTCATTTTTGGATAGGTTCGCAAAATCGGGTAACTTTGCAAGCGTATGAGCAACTTAAAACCAATTTACACCGACGCATCAGGCATCGAGTGGCGGACATTCGAGACTTGGGGCGACATTCCAGCGAATCGGGTAATCCCTGCCGACCTTGCCGTTCGCAGGGCGTCTATGGGACTAACCCCCGACCGACTCGTTAAAGCGTTCAAGGAGATTAAAGACGACCTGAACAGGGGCGATATTGTCGGAGGCTTCTCCAAGTTCGACCAACTCGAAAGGCGGATTGCTGACATTCCAGACGAGTTGCTTCTTCAAGACTTGGCGTGTGTGTTTGTCGTCCATCCTGACGAAGACCCAATGGACTTCGACCCGAAAATGCAACGGGTAAAACTCGAACTATGGGCAAAAGATGACGATGCACGGTTTTTTTTTATTCAGTTGGCAGTACGCTATACAATGGACTTATCGGACATCTCCGACGCTTATATCCGTTCGCTTATCCTTCAAAGGACTTTGATGGAGTCGAGCGACCTAAACACGAGTATCTTTCCCTTAGCCGAAACTGGGCTGACGAATTCAGCACTTTCGTGACCGAGGTGAATCTAATGCACCGAATGCTTTGTAACGGCTTGCTAACCGAGATTAAAATGCTCGAAAAGATGGGAATCGAGGAGTACGCATCGACCGTGAACGCTTGGAAATACGAACTTCACCTGAAACAAAAAAGCGTCAAAGTATGATAGTTCTGGTCTTTCTAATTGGCGTCATTTGTGGTATTGCATTAAGGGAATCAGTAAAGGATTAATATGGGTATAGGACGCAAATTAAGAAGAGGGACGATACGCCCTGTTTTGGATGTAAACGGGAATGTGCTGTTTTTTATCGACAAAAAAGGCAGGCGGATTGACCCGCTGAAACAAATATAAGGAGGTTGCGTTTAAGGGGGTATGATAACAAGAACCGAATACGAAAAAGCATTAAAAATTGTCAAAGAATATAATAGGCAATCTATTTTTGAAAAGACAATTGGTCATTATGACAATGACAAAGAATTAATAAAAAAATCCCCTTTGCATGAATTTTTGTCTATTAGGGTTGCAAATGCTTTGTTTTCTCAAAACGGCATTTATATTAGTAGGTGGGATTCAAAAGTTGAAGATTTATCAAAATTATCTCGAGCCGAATTGTTTAGAATCAGGGGTATAAGACATAAGGCAATTATAGAATTAGAGGCTTTGTGCGAATTGGCTGGGATTAGTTTATTGCCGTAATTTTTTCGTATCTTTGCCCTGACCGCCCGGTCATTAGGCGAATCGCCATACAAAGGATAATAATCGAATTGATATGGCTCAAAATATAATATTCCGTGTAGTTGCCGACACCCAGCCAGCAGTGGATGGGATGAACAAACTCGGCAACGCTACCAATAATACTAAGAAAGATGTTAGCCAATTAGACCAAGCACTTGGCAAAATCGGTACGATGGTCGCTGGTGCGTTTGCCATTGATAAGATAGTTGAGTTTGGCAAAGCGGTATTGAAAGCCACTTCTGAGATGCAGAACTTAGAGGTCAGAATGAAAGACCTTGCTGGGTCAAATGACGAGGCTGTAAAAACATTTGGCGACCTCAAGCAAATGGCAAACGATTTGGGTTTGTCGTACAAGTCGCTTACTACTAATTATATTCAATTTACCAGTGCCGCAAAGGCATCTGGCATGGAGGTCGATAAGGCATCAAGAATATTCAAGTCAATGACAATCGCATTGGCAGGCACTGGTGCAAGTAGCGAGCAGACCAAGAATGCAATGACCGCACTTACTCAAATGATTGGGAAGCAAAAAATTTCAGCCGAAGAATTGCGACAACAACTTGGGGAAGCCATGCCGTCAGCGTTTGGTATCATGGCTAAAGCATTAGGCGTAACAACTAAGGAACTTGACAAGATGATGGCGTCTGGGCAGTTATTGGCGAATGAAGTTCTACCCAAGTTTGCGGAGGAGGCAGAGCGTGCATTTGGTGGCAATACGGAAAAGATGGCAGGTAATATTCAGGCTAATTTAAACCGACTGCAAAACGCTTGGGAAGGATACATGACAAGCCTTGGTGAGCGGTTTTATGGTAGCGGTGGCGGTGCTGAGGTGCTTGCTGATATGCTTACTTGGTGGACTAATATCAACCAAACACAAGAGCAATATATTCAAAATGAAAGAATGCGTTTGCTTGCTGACTACAAGCAACAAGACCAAGTCAAAGAGCAAATAGCAAACCTTGAAAAAGAAAAAAAGAGTGAGGAAGAAATAATTCAGGTATTAGAGGCGAAAATAAAAGAGCAGGAAAAGATTGCAAGAGGATATGAAATGATTGGTGGTTATCAATTTCTTACAGGGGTTGAACTTACCGCAGAAGAAAAGGTCGAAACGATAAAACTCATCAACGCAATGAAGCAAAAAGTGCAGTTGATGAAGGATGAGATTAAAGAAAGAGATAAGCCAAAGCCGAAATCAAAAGAAGAAATAAAAGAGGCGGAAAAGGCACGAAAGGCAAGAGAAAAGGAACTTGCAGAAAAGAAGAAGTTAGAAGACCAAGAGTTCGAGGACAAGTTAAAGCGTATTGAGGGAGAAGCAAAAGTTGATAAGGAGACGCAGGAGGCTTATGATAAATTTGACGAACAAGAAAGATTAAAAAGAATTGACCGATTAGAGGACGCCTCAAAACTTGCCGAGGAACAACGCATGAAAGACATGCAGACAGAGTTGAGGGACATTAATATGAAGCATAGTTTGGGTTTGTCAAGCGAGGAAGATTATTTAAAAGCATTACTCAAACTTCGCAAAAAGTACGGAATAGATGTTGCGGATGTGGAGGACAAAATTACCCTGAGCGATGTAGATAAAAAGAAAATACAAAAACAACAAATAACTAAATTAGCAGGCGAAACAGCGGAGGGCGTTACCAATACTATATTGGCTTATAAGCAGAGGGAGATAGATGGGGAGAGGGACATGGTTGAAAAACAACGGCAGGCAGGATTGATTAGTGAAGAGCAGTACGACCAACAAATGCGGGCGATAAAGAGAAAGCAAGCCATTGCAGACCGAATCGCTGCGATTGCCCAGATTGCGATTAACACAGCGATAGCATTGACCAACCCAACCAACATAGCATCATTCGGGGCAATATCGCCTTTCATCATCGCATCGGGGGCAATTCAAACAGGTATCGTCCTCGCCCAACCTCTTCCCTACAACAAAGGAACGAAGCGAGTCCCAATGATGCGAGGTGCAGTTCGTGGGCGTGATTCTGTTCATGCAATCCTAACTCCTGACGAGCGTGTCGTACCGGCTGATATTAATATGCAACCCGGATATTCTGCTTTATTAGACCTTGCTCAGGACAAAAAGATTAGTGACAAAGAGGCTGGATTCTTGGCGGAGTTGGCAACATCAGGAATGAGGCGTACCGGCACGCAACAAAGCATTGACCCCGACATAATCGGAAAAGCCATCGCCAAGCACATTCCGCATACGAATGTGGCTATCAATGACCGAGGCATTGCGGTTATTACCGAGCGAAGCCAAACCGAAATACGCAGACTTAGGAGGAGGATAGGCTAATGTTACAGGTCAAAATTAACGGCACACCGATAACGGGCAGGATTGAGGGATTAGAAGATTTCACGCTGAATTACTCCCGTGATTCCGAAACGGGTCGGACGCAAAAGTCATACACTAATCAGTTGAAGTTCTATGACGATGCGTTTAACATAATTTACCCCTTGATGGTAGCCAATCCAAACGGGTTAAATCAATCTGCTAATGTCGAGGTATGGGACGACTGCTGTAATGCCCCCGTATATCGCGACCTTATCATTCGTGGCGATATGGTTGACTTTTGCACGGGCGACTGCTTTGTAACGGCACGATTGACACGCCAAGACCCAGACGAGTTGATTTATCAGTGTTTGAATAAATACGAGATAAGTTCAAACAAGAATGGGTACTTCAATTATCCATATACCGACCCGATAACAGGTCAGACTAATTCAAATCCACGATTCCCCCTCGTTGTATATTGCAACGAATTACGCCCGAATTGGTTGATGGCGGTGCTGTTGAGCATATTGCTTTTGAACTTATGGATTAAAGCAACATTAGTCCCATTTTTAATACTATTTCTTATAAATGTATCAATATTACTTATAGGAATATGTGGAACACTTAAAGCCATTGAATGGTTTTTAAATTTGCTTTTACCCGGCAATCCGGTCAATATTACCCCTCCACTTTGTGACCAGATATTACAAGACCCATTATTCTTAATCAAAGAGGTAAACGACTTTGTTGACCGCATAATTCAGAACTTCATCGGTTGCGGTCGCAAGCATCCAACCCCATTGTATCGTCAATATGTCGAGAATGCGTGTCAGATATGCGGTATCAACCAATTCAATTCATCAATACTAAACGACCCAAACAGCGAATACTACAACGCATTATACTTCAACGCCCCAGCCGATTCAGGCAGTCGTTCAGCGGTCGGATATATCAGCGAAAACAGACCAACCGCCACGATGTCCGCTTGGCTTGATATGATTGCGAAAGATTTCAACGCTCGTTGGTGGATTAATCAAAACCAATTATACTTTGAGCGTAAAGATTATTTCCTAAACCAACCTGTTATTTATGACGCTGATATTAATCAAGACACGGGCGATATATTAGAAGGTACTTGCTTTACATACAATGAGGGCAAACTATTCGCCTCAATCAAAGTCGAGGCAACAATGGACGCTCTGGACGATGTAGGTAACGAGGATAGGAATAGATACACCGTTTATTTTGACTATGGCTCAAATCCGAATTGGGAGGGTGCGAACAAGAAGATGTTATCATACTCACCTGCACGATTTAGGAATGATGGCATCGAAGCGGATGTATTGACATTCTTTGATAACTTGCCACTATCAAATCTAATTTGGGGCAATAATATCAGCCAATACAGCCGTGCGTTATTAATGGCAAAAGGCACAGCGTCAAACCCGAAGATGTTAATCTGGGATGGGCAGAGTTATACGGACGCCTATGTTAAAATTTACAACGGCGTTCAGAATATGCCTGCAATGGTTAATTCGGGGCAGTCTGATTTATACGATAAATTCCACCGCATTGACGACCCAAACATTAATCCATTCCGATTCTGGAATGCTGAATTGACCGTCAGAGCCAACTGCCAACTCGTACAGCAACTCGATGTGAACAGAACCGTGCGACTACGCACACCATACGGGGCGATTGTTAACGCCCGAATAAATCAAATCAACGCCAACTTAGGCGAAAGAACAATTCAATTTACTTGTGAATTCTAATGGCAAATAATCAAACTATCACGGTCGGGATAGACCGCAACTGGAACATAAACTTCGGCAACTTATGCGATGGCGATACGGTCGAATTGCGTATATGCAATTATGACGGAGGCACGCATAATGGTTCAATTCGTATTTGTGGGTGCGAGGCGTTTACATTTACGCCAACTACATTCACGCTGACTGCTTGTCAATGCACTACGATAACAGCGACATTCAACGGCAACGGCTATCCGGGCGTTGGTAACTGCTTTATAGAGGTTGACTTCAACAACAAAAAGAGTTTTATCAACCTGAATTGGAACGAGGTTTACTGCGACATTGACCCAGTATCTTGGACATTTGCCGACCTGAATAACTCGGTCGTACTCGAATCGAGAACATTCAATGCCGAGTGCGACACAACGGATAATTACGCATTTGCCCAAGCCGTTTATTTGCAACGGACACTTCAGTTCGCACAGCCACTTGTCGCAGGTGACGAGTTGTTTTTGTCGCAGTGGCTATTCGCTCAAATCGTAGATTGGTCGTATCAGAATTACCCCGTAGCAGGGTGGAAAACCCGACTATGTTTACAGCCAGCAGGTGAGGGTCAAGACCCGAGCGTGGATGGTATCTACGCTATGGAATGGTACGGACAGCAACCATCCGAGGATAACAGCCAAGACACGCCATATGTTTATGCAACCGTATCAGGCAACGGCTCGCAAGTAATTTATCGGGTTGAGTTTAACTTACCAGAAGATAGCCTGAATGCCCCGAGTAACTTCCCCCTTGCCAATCATCGGATATTATTAGCCAACTCGACACGCAATGAGGTTGAACTGAATAACCAAAGCGAGAACTCAATTTATCGCAACCTGAAATACATGAGTTGGGCGTTTGTAATTTACCGCTCTGTCGGTTCGGTTTATCAGGACGATATCTTTTCAATTCGTGGCAAGTTCCCGTTCGAGAAAGAGGGAGTCGGGGCAAATGCAGTCGCTTTCTTTTTGCTCAGTACAAGTTTAACAACGCCAACGGGACAACCTACTCAATACCTTTCGACCATACGCCAGACTAAGGTGCGTGTGGACTTCCAATTTGCCGATAACAATGTGACCGGCACACCACCTACCGATATGTGGGTGTATCTGATACGCAACGATTCGCAGAACAACCAACTCGACTACTACGAAAACTACGAGTACGACCAAGCCGACTTGACCAACTTAGTGGCAGGTAATGTTATCACACCTGTAACGCCTCCGACCAACATCACCTCGAATGAGTTCTTTGCCGAGTTTGATGTATTAAATCTAAGGCAAGATTTAACGGGCGTTGAAAATATATCCAACAATTACCGATTCATATTCATAACGACTTCCGCATTGGACAGGCAGAGCAGGTCTTGGATAACCGAACCGATTCAACTAATCAACTACGATGACCAAGACCTAACACTAACGGGCGTTGAGGCAAAGTTCCGCACCGTTGAGCAGGAGTATGCTGGCACGGTTGGAACGCTGTTAGGCACATGCGTCAATATGAATCTTGAAACGGTACTACAAGCCAATTTGCCACTATTAGACGCAGAAGTACAAGCCAAGACGGGCGGATTAATTACGACCGCATTCGAGGCGTATCGTGGTGCGACATTGAGCATTTACGAGCAATCACCTTTGACTGGCTCGACCTTGCTCAATACGCAATACTTCGGTGCAAAAGGTCAGTTGATTTGCGACAAGGTTACGGACAACGGACTTGACCCGATTGTGAACAACTCGCAAGGGGCAAATATAGATTTGGTCTTTCCTTTTACCATACCCGACAATGTTTACCGCAAGATAGGCAGAGAGGGGTTGTATCAATCAGAAATAACCAACTCGAACTCTTGGTCTACATTAAGTTTAGCCTCGCTTAGTTGCGTTCAGAATCGTACAAGTGACCAGTGCGATGTGTTGTTTGCTTTGCCGGATGTGACGGGATTTAATCAACCCGAATATATGGCGTATGTACCTGAAACAAATGAACTATGGGTAAGTAATGTTGGGTCAGACAATATAGAAATTATTGATGTTCAATCAATGAGTATATCAGCATTAGTATCTTTGACTGGTGGCGATAGTCCTCAAGGCATTGTCTATGTTCCCAGTGTTGGAGTTTATGTTGTTTGTAACGGTGCAAATCAGGTTAAGTTGGTGAACATCTATACTCGTACTGTTACTGCTACAATCGTAGCACCTGTAAGCCCTCAACAAATAATTTACGAACAAAGCATAAACAGATTATTTGTTATTGGTGCTTTGGCAGGTGATTTGCGTGAATACGATGCATTGACAGGGTTTTTTATCACAAGCATTGCAACGGGGTTGGGGCAACCTGAATGCGTTACATACGAACCAAGTATAAACACGCTGTTTGTTGCTGGTTTAGGCTCAAGTAGTTTTTGTATCATACCAAGAAGCACCAATATTCCATCCGCACCGATTCTTACAATATCAGCACCAAAAAGCATTGTTGCAAATGGGTCAAATGTTTGGATAGCAGGAGTAAACGATATTGAGGTAGTGGATTTCACCGGAGCGAGTTTAACGGTAATCAATCAACCCTTATTATCTGGCAATGGCATGACCTATAATGCTGGTATAATGTATGTCGTAGATACAACAAGCCAACTTGTATTGGTTTATGATTCGGTTACATTTAGTCTAATTTCTACCTTTCCGCTTGATGCTGGTGCAAAAAGGATTACATTCGGAGGCAATCATTTGTGGGTTTCACAGCAGTCGCCCGATTCCGTCCGCCCATACCTGCTCGACTGCAACGACTCGCTTCCCCCGTTCACGATGGTCAATCGCAATATCAACCTGAATTGGGACTTGGAGTTTGAATTTTTTGACAACACCGAAATTTACACCATCACGCAGGAATTGAATCGCCCAAGTCCGAGTAAGTTTGCCGACTTCATTAATGACATTGATGATATCATTATCGAGGAATATCCGAACGATGGCACACCTACACCGATACCAATCGACAACCTTTGCCCGACAACGGGTCAGGTGATTGTAACTGCAAACTTCTTCAATCCGCAAAAGGTCATGTCAGTCGGCATCGAGTTACAGCCAGTGCGAGGCGGTATGGTTAGTTCCGAGTCGTCTGCATCGCCTATCTCAATTCCAAGCGATTCGCCTTACATTTACGACCTCACACCAGCATACGGCACGACAAGTTCCGTATCGTTCAAGATTGATACGCCATCGCTTAACTTGACTGGCGATTATGAAATAGTACTTCACTTTATTACACAATAAGAAATGGGAATCATTAGAAATGTTGATGTCGTCTTAAATCCGGGTAACGGGACAGTCAATGCGGAAGATATAGTTTGGCAAGTACCCGTGACGCCTAACTGCGGGCAACTTTGTGACGAGATAATTCAGGAAGAAATTATATGCAATCAGTCCGATGCGTGGAATAATAATCTTTGTCCAAACGACTTTTGCTACTCCGCCCCAGTCGTGCCGGGTGATTGCTTGCATTTTCAGTTTCAGTTCCAGAACACACGCAACGCAAAGACCACGATTAGTTACCTGAATTTCCTGCAACGACCCAACCCGAAAATCAGGTACAACTGGTATCACCCAACTATTAACCCAACCGACTGGACGATTCGGGCGAGGATGTTCAATGCTTGTACGAATCAGGAATACAAACAACCAACAACGAATTACAACTATGCCGATGTGTTTATGCGTCAGGCAGGAATATTCTTGAGCCAAGACCGCACCGCATCGAGCAAGACCTTACCGATTAACTCTTGGTACAGATGGACGCAAAACGCTCAAATTTGCATACCATCGCAACTGCCTGCTAACTTCCCGAGTCAGTTTTATTTCACTTTTGAGGTACGCAACTATTCCAATGTCGGTTCAACGGTTTATTCTCAACTCTATGAAATTGATACCTGCTCGAACACAATCTATTTAGAAGGGGCGTACAGCCTCAAAGATTGTTTTGGATATGATTATTCCATCCCACTCGAGAACGACCAATACGGGCGAGAAAAAACGCCATTTGAGCAAATTATTTTCAGCAATTTCCTCTATCGTGGCGTATCGAAGCAATACCGCAACGCCCACAGACTGCGTGGCACTGCTTCGTATGTTGGCAGGATGATTGAAAAGGATATTCCAGAACGCCAATGCCTATCAATCAAAACGAGCATAAAAGAGCAGTACAATGTCAAATTGAAGCCAATACCGCCCTATGTTGCCGAGATTGTGAATAACAACCTATCTGGCAAGGTAGCGTATTTGTCGGGCGTGCCGGGTAAAGGTGCGATTGAAGTTCAGCCGAATGGCGGTGCGGAAAAAGCAAACGACATCAGCAATATGTGGGTAGTTGATTTAACGCTAAACGGGTGCGAATGCCTCGATTATCATCAGTGTTAAAATAATTATTATCTTTGTGCCGTTGTCATTTATTAAGGTTTAAGTGGGATGCAGGAGGGGTGATGTCCTCCTGCATTTTTTTTATTTATGAACAATTCAGAATTACGTAGGTCAGTCCAAGAAGCATTGGTGCAGGTCGAAAAAACGCTACTCAAAAAGAATGAGGAATACGCAACCGACTCGGATGTGTTCAGGAATTTCCGTACTGGCATAAGCCTGCAATCTAAACCGCAGGCAGTGGCTTGGGAATACATGACAAAGCATTTGCAATGGATTAAGGACGCCATACAGACCGACCACAAGCCGACCCATGCCGAACTGGATGAGAAGTTTATTGATGCGATAAACTACCTGCTTATCATTCGGGCGATGTATCAGGATAGGTCGTAATTTTTTTATTTGCAAATTTATTTTTATCTTTGTACAACCTCTCCCAGAGGGTAGGCAGTTTGCCATATTTCGGGAACATAAAAATCGTTCTCACTACTAAACAAATCAATATGCCATTAACTTGCACCGGATGCTCTGTTAGCGTCCCTACCCTCTCCGCATCTTGCGGAAAAAACAAGAAGCAAGGCGGTCTGCCATGCCTTGCCATCGTTGCTTGTGATTACACCTTTACAAATCCAACTGACCCAGCAGAATGGGCAAGTGCCATCAGTGCCAACAACGCAAGAGTTGTTAAAGGTCTGCTCGGTTCACTTGCTGACCCATCCAACACTACCAAGCGTATCGGTTCTTGCGACCCTGAAACTTTGTTAGGTCGTGTCTGGACGCTTAACTTCCAAGATTACAACTTCACCGAAACAGGCAGTCCGCTTGTATTCGAGAAAGAAGCGTTCTACAATGATATTCAAGCCGACCCAAGTAAGTACTATTTATACTTTGGATCTTGCGATAGCAGAATGTGGTTAGTTTCTGATTTCACTTTAATGATGAATGTCATCGTTCCCGATAACAACCAAGATGCTCGTTACATGAATGTTCAAGTCATGTATCAAGGTCTCACTATGGGAACTCAATATGTTTTCGATTTAGGACAAGTCTAATTCACCCCGTAACAGATGGCATACGAGCCTATTGATACGGGTTTCGGGTTCTATTTCGACCCGGAAGAACGACCTGATGCGTACCTGCGTTGGGCAGAGCAGTATTACTCGATGATTGTCCATACACAAGGACACAATCCGGGCAAACTGCTCTACCTACAACGCCCGAACGAAGCCGATGATATCTACCGTTACCGTCTGGCTAATTTCGAGGCAATTACAAAGGGGGCAATAAGTCGGGCAAAAAACGAGGTGTTCAGTCCTATCGGGTCTGCCAAGTTCTCATACAAGATGGACGAGGACACCGAGGAATACATTGAACGCCCTGTTTTCGGCATGTCCGAGGGTTACGGTACTGGATATGACTATTGGCAGTACATATTCAAGATTGCCTGCGAGCGAATCATTGACGACCCGAACGGCTACCTGACTTGGATGCCATTTGGCGAGGGACTGACCGACCCGACACAAAAGGTTGAGTTATATCCATATCAGATTTATTCGGTCTGCATAACCCGACTGACAAAGGACAGAATCACCTTTTACAAACCTGAGGAACGCTTTTATCTCAATTCAGGCACAACCGGTCGAATCTTCTACACGATAGACAGAGAGGCTTATTATCGCCACTACGAAATTGAACTGCCTGATGATAAGACTACATTCGGCACGGACTTAATTTATCGTCACAACTTGGGCGAAATTCCTATCGTGTTAAATGGCGGATTTCGTAAGTCGGCAATCGGTCAATTCGATTACAAGACACGCAAAGCGGTATGGGGAGAATCAACTTATATGGGTTGGTCTCCTTATTCATTCACAAGCGGGTCGGCATTGTTGCAGAATACCTATCTGCCTCAATTTATCGACTATCTCGAATCGTTCTTTGTCGGGTTTGTTGGATATGCGAACGAGGCATTAAAGACCTTTGACGATTGGAAAGGTGCAAGAGTAATGACTTCCAACCCGATCCGAGTTGAGAAGCAGATGCCTTGTACTGCCGAGGGTTGCAATAACGGCTATGTCTGGGGTCATGATAGCGAGGGCAACGACTCAAGGCGTGCGTGTAATACCTGCAACGGGTCAGGCGTAATGGTTCGCAGTCCGTTTGGCATTTATCAAGTCAAAGTACCCGATAGCACAACGCTCGAAAACCAGACGCTTGTTGATGACCCCGTGTCGTATGTATCGCCTCCCGTGGATGGACTCGAATACATGCAGAAAGCATGGGAGACCTTGATACATAAAGCCGAGTTGGAATTGTATCAACTATTTACCGATTCTGCTCAGTCAGGCGAGGCTAAAAAGGTTGACAGAGAGGGCAAGTATGCAATGATTATGGCTATGTCGAATCACATATTTGACCACATCATTTACAACCATCTGAACTTCCTGATTCGTTTACGCAACATAGTCAATCCTGAACCTCCGATAATCGTCAAGCCGACATCGTTTGCAATTCGTGACGAGGGAATGATTATCGAGGAGTTGAAGCAGTTGAACGAAGCGGACGCACCGATACCGGTAAAAGTCAAAGCACAAAAAGACCTAATGAAAAAACGCTTCTCAGGCAAAGCCGAAGCGAGCGAAATAATTGAGTTGATGGTTCAGTTCGACCCGTTGTATGGTCAATCCATGGAAGACATCGAGCGTATGCAACGAATGGGTGCGATTGATACAAGGTCGGTGCAGAAGCATGCGTATTGCTACCATGTACTCGAAAGGGTCATGGAGAAAGTTGACGACATGGAACACGAAATTGAAGAGCCGGAAATCCTCGCATTGATGGAGACAGAGTTCAATACAATCGTTCCACCTCCTGCCACTCAAATTCAGATTCCCGTATTTGAATAATGGCAAAGCGTTCACCAGAAGATGAAATCGACCTACTCATTGATAACTTGGTTGATAATGCCAAGCGAGGGGCAGACGATGCCACTGGGCGCATCATTAAGTTATTGGACAAGTACTTGGATGGTTTCCAATTATCTGACGGAAGTTTCGTACTATCAGAGCAAAACAGCCGATTGCTTACCGGATTGGACAGCGAGATCGCCAAAGCAATCAACGCCAGCACCTACCCATCCAGTGTGTCCGAAATCGTCAGAAGCCTGCCTGAAATTGAACGATTGAGCGAGATGGTACTGCGTCAATACAATACCAACTTTGCATTTGATTTCGACCGCTTGGGGGTGTCGCAGTTACGCCTTGCCCAGACCGAAACAATTGTCCAAAACATGACCGGCACGGGTCTGACTGCCGAAATTAGACAACCGATTCGGGACGCAATAAACCGAAATGTTTTTGCAGGGGCGAAAGTGACCGATACCAAAGCCAGACTGCGTGATTTCTTATTAGCCTCCGAATCGGATAAATTCAACCGCATGGCTCGTTATGCGAATGTCTGGGCGCAGGATGGCATCATGCAGTATGACGGCATGATATACGATAGATTCCGCACAGAGTACGCACCAAACAGCATCAGGTATATCGGTAGTCTAATTGGCGATAGTCGTCCGCAGTGCGTTCGGTGGATAACGAAGTACAATGGTAAAATTCCAATGAACAAATTACAAAGTGAAATAAATTGGGCGTACAATTCAGGTTCAGGAATGAACCTTGCTACGACCAAAGAAACATTCTGCACATATCGGGGCGGTTACAACTGCCGACACAAAGCAATTCCCGTATTTGAAAGTGAGGGCGAAGACAATGGGTAACAACGGGCAAGACGAATCAATCGGGGGAATTGTATCCTCCATATTGGGGTATATTATGGCACATTTTTTTTCTGTTGATGCTATTTTTTTTAAGGTAGTTATTGCACCTGCAATCGGTGCGACTATCGGTTTTTTCGTAGTAAGATTTTGGAAAAAACTTTTCGACAAAAATGAAAAATCAAATCAAACAAATGAATAAACACGACTGGATTATTATCCTCTTCTCGATGCTGATTGCTACGGCAACAGCCAACGCACAGGACACGGTGTATATCGCCAATTCTGGAAGTAATGTAACTATCACCTACAAAGGCTCGGTCAAGTCCGTACCTCGTAGTTTGATTAGTGCCAATAAGATTGTCAGTCCTATTCTGCCGACACAAGTATCAATCTTTAACGGGGCGTCACAAGTTGATTCTTGGACATTTAACTTCTATCGATTTAAGG